TCTTTGAACCAGGAGACGACGGCTTTGAGGCCGGTGATGGTCGCGCCGATCATGCGGTCCGTGGCGGCGGACATCACCGAGCCCAGCCGGGAGGCGATGTTCCCCAACGCCTTGACGGCCTTCCCGGGCAGGCCCGTGAACCACCCGACGATCCCGTTGACGATGTCGGGGATCACGGAGTGCCCGAGGAGGTGGTCGTACAGCCACTCGAACGCTGCGGCGATGTGGTCGGTGACCCACTTGATCGCTTCGATTGCGGGTTGCAGCGCCGACTTCAGGCCGTTCATGAAGTCGATCAGCTTCTGCACCGTGGGTACCACGACGGCCTCGATCACGTCCGACGCGAGCGACAGGAGCACCGTGGCCAGCTGGAGAATCGGCGGGACCAAGGGGAGCAGTGCGGGCAGTAGCTCCGCGACGAGCTGTGTGGTCAGGGTGAGGAGCTGCGGGATCAGCGGGGCTACGGCCAGCAGGAGTTGCGTCACGGTCTGCGCGAGCTGCACGATCACCGGGACGAGCTGCGGGATGACAGGCAGCAGGTTCTGGAACATGGCGAGGAACTGGTCAGCGTACTGATCGACCAGCCCCGCGAGGATCGTGCCGAGGGCGGCGATGACCGGCACGAGGCCCTGCTGCCCGAGCTGCTGGAGGGCTGCGCCGATGACGGGCTCCAGCTGGGTGAAGACGTCCGCCAGGGTTTGCGTGATCTTCGTGAATGGCGGCAGGAGGGTCTGTGCGAGCTGCGCCACAACCGGGGCGAGCGCAACGAACAGGTCGGAGACGATCTTCAGTACGGGGGTGAGGACCGGGCCCAGCTGCGCGATCATCTGACCGACCACGGTCAGCAGCGGTGACGCCGCCGTCACCAGCGCCCCCACCGCGCCGGCCGCCGCGAGCAGGACCGGCCCGAGCGCCTTGATGATCGGCTGCAACGCCGCACCCAAGGTCCGGATCAGGGACTGCACCGGCGGGCCCAGCGCCGACAGCACGGGCCCGATCGTCTTGAGGGCCTGGACCAGCAGCGGGCCCACGGTCTTCCCGATCTGCCCGAGCGTCTGGAACAGCGCGGACAGCCCTGCTTTCACCCCGGGGTCCGCGAAAGCGGTGTTCATCGCCCCGGTGATCGTCTTCAGCGTGCCGAGGAACCCGGCGCCGGATGAGTTCGCCGCGTCGAACAGCGACCCGAGGATCCCGCCGACGTTCTTGCCCACCTCGATGAACTGCTTCACCAGGCCCACGGCGCCGTTGATCGCGTCGGTGAGCGCACCGGACTTGAACGCCGCAGACAGGCGCTGCGCGATGCTGTCCGCGCCCTGACCTGCGGCGTCGGTGAGCCGCTTGAATGCAGGCTGCGCGGCCACACCGATCTGGACCAGGCCGGTGACGAACTGCCCCGGGATGCGGGACAGGGGAGCCAGGGACCCGTTGAGCCCGTCGAAGAGCTGCCGCAGTGTGCCGGTCCTTGCGAGGTTGGTGACCGCCGACAGGGCGTTCTTCGCCATCGAGTTGAGCACCCCGGCGGTGCCGTCCAGGCCTTGCCGCAGCACGGGCAGGGTGGCCGTGGCCATGGTCGTGAACGCCGCGCCGAGCCCGGCAAAGAGGCGCTGCTGCACGTCCAGCTTGAGGGCGGTCCACGCCTCCCGCTGAGCGAGCACGGCCTGCACGAACTCCCGGGCGGCCGGCGCCAGCTTCGCCATGGCGTTCGCGAAGGCGTTCACACCGGCCGCGGCCACGCCCGCGGACTGCTGGGCCTGCGCCAGCGCCTCCTGCGCCTGGATGATGCTGTCCGCCGAGTCCTGCGCCGCCCGCGTCTGCTGCAGCTGCGCGTTGGCCAGTGCCTCCGTCTTGTCACGGACGTCCTGAACCGCGTCGGCCTCGTTCTGCCTCGCGTCCTGCACCGCCTGCGACCCGTCGACGCCGGCCTTGTTCGCCGCGTCGGTGTCCGCCTGCAAGCGCTGCACCTGGAGCTGCTGTTCTTTGAGGGCTTGGACGGCTTCGTTGTAGGCGAGTTGGGCGCGGGCGATCTGTTCGGGGTCGCCGGTGGCCTGCGCCTGCCCGAGTGCGGTCGCGGCGTCCTCGACGGCGTTCTGCGCGTCCTGTTCCGCGAACTGCGCGTCGATCAGGTTGTTGTTGAGATCCTGCAAGTCGCGGGCGGCCTGCTTGCGGGCGTCGTTGATCGCCTTCTGCGCGGCCAGCGCCTGCTGCTGCGCCCTGGTCAGGTCCCGCTCCGCACCCGCGACCTGCTGGGCTGCGGACCGTTGGGAGTCTGCGGCGTTGCGGGTGGCCCGTGCCAGGCCCCGCTGCGCGTCGGCGACGGCGTTGGTGGCCCGCTCCGCCGCACCGCCGGCGGACACCGCCGGGGCGAACGCGGCCTTGAACGCGTCGCCGATACCCCCGGTGCCGATCTTGATCGCGGCGAACGCCGACCCCAGCGACAGGATCGCGGGCACCGCCACCGCGGCGGCGGGACCCATCTGGATGATCGTTTCCGCCAGCCCGAGGATTGCCGGTGCCGCGCTGACCGCCAGCGCCACCAGGCGGCCGATCCGCGACGACAGGATCCCCAGGCCGCCCGCCGCGCTTCCGATCCCGCGGGAGCGGATGTTGATGTTCGCGTCGCGGTCCCTGGCCAGCCGGTCCAGCTGGGCTCGGGCATCCGCGGTGCGGGCCTGCGCGTTGATCCGCACCGTCCGTGACCGGGTCAGGTTCGCGAGATCTTGCGCGCCCACCCTCGTGTCGACGTCGGTGTTGATGCGGACGGTGCGCCGGCGGATGAGGTTGCGAATCTCCTCCGCGCCGACGCGGGTGTCGACGTTCGCGCGGATCACCACGAACCGGTCAGCGGTGAGCTTGTCGAGCTTCGCTTTCGCGCGGTCCCAGTACGGCTGGTTGATGACCGCGTGGACGTCCGCCTCGTACGTGTGCCCGGACAGGGTCGCGAGCGGGGTGGCGTCGAGGTCGATGTTGACCTTGATGGTGCGCTCGCGGGTCAGCTCGTCCAGGCGCGTTGACACGTCGGCCACATCGAGGTCGATACGGACCTTCGCCGTGCGTTCCTTGACGAGTTCGTCGATCCGGGCGAGGGCGGGGGCGTCGTCCAGGTCGATGTTGACGGAGACGGCGTGCCGGTCGGACACGATCCGGTCGATGGCCGCGTCATACGCGGTCTGGTCCGCGTCGACCTGCACGTACCCTTCGGCGATCCTGAACGCACCAGGCATCCGCTACCCCTCCTTCCCGCTCGATCCCACGCTCACCAGCCCGGGGAACTGCGCCCGGAACGCCGTCAGACTCACCTCGCGCCCACCGCCCGCCGCCTGCTGCGGGGCCGCTGCCGCCACCGGCGCCGCCTGTGCCTGGCGCTGCTCCTTCTCCGCGGCCTGCCGGCCCGCCATCACCCCCTGGTAGGCGGGCAGCCGGTACGCCAACTGCATGTACCGGTCACCGCGCATCGGGTAGGTGTCCAGGTCGATGCCGTAGACCGCGAGGAAGTCGGCGTCCAGGTCGGCCTGGTGGTCCAGGACCCACAGCACCTCACCGACCCGCCGGGACCAGGCGTCCCGCCACCAGAACGTCGCCAGGCGGGTGACGGCGCTCAGGCCGCCCCCGCTTTTCCCTCCTCCTGCTCCGACCTGCCCAGAGCCCGGTCGATGAGGCGCTGCACAATCCGGTTCAGCTGCTCGTCGGTGAGGCCCTTGGCCTGCTCCAGCGCCATGTACGCGTCCTCACCGAGGACCCGGGTCAGGAACGGGGGCGCCGCGAAAATCTCGCCGCGCTCCGACGCGATCCGCAGGTACTCCAGAGCCGCACCCATCGGGATGCTCGTCGGGACGGTGTACTCGGTGTCGCCGATGTAGAACAGCGGCTCCCGCTCCTCGTGAACGTCCTCGTTCGCGGGGATACGGATCGGCTCGAACCCGTCCGCCCCCACAGGGCGGCGGACGGACTTCGGCGCGGCCCGCTTACGGGCCGGGCGGGCGGGGGTGGTGGATGCCATGGGTGGTACTCCTCGAAACGGTCAGGGGGGTGGGTGCCGGGTCAGGCGGCGGTCTCGTCGACCACGGCGACCGGGGCGATCGACTCGGACACGTAGTGGCCCGTCCACGTCACCGGGAACAGGGTCTGCTTGTCCTTGACGTAGGCGGTCTCCACCGCCGCCGTCGACAGGACCTTCCGGACGATCGCCCTGCGCGTGCGTGCACCGCCGGGCGCCCACCCGTCGAAGAGGATCGCCTTGTACGTCGGCTGCGTCGCGCTGGAGGCGAACGCGGGCTCCCACGTCTTGTACCCGGACCCGGATGCGGTGGTGCCGCCGTTCGTGACGAGGACGAGGTTGTCCAGGGTCGGCTCGGCCAGCGTCGTCTTCACCGTGAAGTCCCGCTTCGTCAGCCGCGACGCAACCCGGTCCACGAGCTGGTCGACGGTCAGCTCGGCGTAGGTCTGCTCGATCCCGAGGGTCACACCCTCCTGGGTGCCCCCGACATCCGACCACGCGGACGCCTGCGGGGTGCTGTTCACGGCGGCGTTCGCGGGCTCAGTCGCCCCGAAGTCGCCGTAGTACAGGGTTGCCGGGCCCTGCACCAGGTTGGTCGTGGTCACGGCCATGGGTCAGTCCTCCTTCGCGGCGGGCTTGGCCGCCTTACGTACCGCCGGGGCGGCCGGTTCGGGGTCCGCCGTGCGGGCGGGCTGGGGGTCGGGTAGGAGCAGCCCCTGCCTGTCGAGGTCGACGTACTCCGCGTCGCCCACCTCGATCGGCTGGTCGGGGCGCATCCGGGTGCGGACGGTCCGGGTCATCGGTAGTCCTCTCGGCGGAGGGGGAAGCGGTGGTGGGCGAAGTCCGGGTGGAACCGCAGCTCCAGGCACTGCTCGGGGGGGATGCTGCGGGGGCATTCGATGACGCGGGCGTTCCCGGCGATCAGGAACTCCAGTTCCGCCCGGTTGTTGTGGACGAGGACACGGCCGCCGTAGGTGATCAGGTCGCGGGACACGGTGCCCTGGAGGGCGTAGCGGGCGCTCATAGCGGCAGCTCCGTCCACGCCAGGGTGAGCCCGAGCGTGTACCGGGCATACGACGACGCGTCGTCCGGGACACGCCGCGGCTCGTATGCCGTCCACGCAGACAGCACCCTGGCGGGCGGGTAGCCGTCCGGGAGGACGAGCATGCGGGGGATGTCCTGCACGTCGTAGCACCCGGCCTGAATGGCCTCGGCGAGCTGCCCGGCCTTGTTCCACGGGGGCTTCTGGGAGTTGGGGTTGACGGCCCAGCAGTCGACGGCGACGACGGGGCGGCGCATCGGCACGTACATGTCCGCGTCCCCGCCGACCACGGCCAGCGTGCAGAATCCGATCTCCGCCCACGACACGGTGCCGTCCGCCCCGGGCTTCGGCAGGGTGGTGGCGACGATGTCCCCGAGGATGCCCTTGAGCCAGGCGGTCGCGACAAGCTCGGTGGAGGCGCGCAGCGTCGGTGTGGTCACGGTGTCCTCCGCTGCAGCAGGGCCGGCCGCAAGTACGGCTGCGGCTGCGTGCCGGGGTGGTTCACGCGCGCGACCGGGTGTGCGGCGCCGGGCCAGTGCAGCGCCTTCTTGTTCCGCGGCACGATCACGTGGGGGGCGGTACCCATCTCCACGTCCGTCGCGTAGTTCACGTCGCGGGAGCCGACGCGCAACACCTTGTCGTGGACCTCGGACATGAGGGATTCGGCGAGCCGGCCGGTCTCTTTCGGGCACGCGGCTTTCGCGTCGGCGAGGATCCGCGTGCCGATCTCCCCGAGGAAGTTGTTGATCGCCGCGTCGACGTGTGCCTGCGCGGACGGGTCACGACGCCCGTGTACTGCCACTGCCCGCCCCCTCTCCAGGACCGGTCCCTGCGGGCCCCCGGTCTCCCCGGGTTCGCGGCCCTCGTGCTGTGCGGTTAGGTGGTGCGGCGCAGGTCGAGGCGCAGGTCTGCCGCCACGGCCGCGTTGGTCATGGAGGACACGGCGTCGACGATGTACACCGCGCCGGTGCGCTCGTCCTTGACGCGGTCCTGGTCGGTGATGTCGGTTCCGGCGGTGACCCTGCCCGTCGCGGACTGCACGATCCGCGGGGTGGGGTCGTCGCGGGTGGTGACCCGGCGGGTCTGCTCCACGATCGACGCGGGGATCCCGGATGCGGCGATGGTGTCGTTGTCGACCTCGTCGCCGTAGGCGTCCGTGGACGTGCCGCGGTACACGGTCAGGGTGGTGGTGGCAACGGCTAGCACGGCCTGCCCCCGGGTGCGTCGAGGGGGCGCCAGCGCGGGTCGTTCTCGTCTGCGTCCGCCGACGTGGTGTTGAGGGTGCGGGACAGGGTGCGCCCGCCGCGGGTGACCCGCAAGGGCCGCATCCGCCGCCACGACAACCTGTCGATGCACCGCTTCGCCAGCGGTGCGAGGATCTGCGCGTTGGCGTGGAGCCACGTCGCGGTCACCTGGTCCTGGCTGACGGCGATGGTGTCCATGCTGGTGAACGCGTCGGGGTGCTGGGTAATCCACGCCGCCTGGTACGCCACCGCCAGCTTGAGGAGGCGGACGTTCTTGCTGCTGATCGTCCCGGCGTCCGTCGCGGCGGTTGTGGTGTCCGCGAAGATCTCCACGACGGCCTGAGCCTGTGCGATCTGCGCGTCGGTGACGGTCTTCCCGGTGTAGGTGGCGACGTCCTGTGTGGTGGCCCATGCGCTCATCGCACGTACACCTCGTACACGTGCTCCCCGCCGACGGTGCGGGCGCGGCGCCCCGACCCGCGGGTGGCGTACCCGGCAGCCTGCGCGGCGGCCTGGACGGCGGAGCAGTTCGCCTGGTGCTCCCGGTCGGTCAGCGGCGCATCGGCGGGGTACCGCTCCTGCCACACCCCGGCCACCGGCACGCGCGCCGCGGCCGGGGGTGACGGCGCGGGGTCCGGCTCCTCAGGGGCGGTGTCGGCGGCTGTCGGGGCCTGCTCGTCGGCGGCGGTCAGGCGGGCGACCATGGTGGCCTTGTCCCTCGCGGTGGGCAGCCCGCGGTCACGGCACGCCTGCTGCAACTGCCGCGCGTCCATGTCCTCGTAGCCCACCGCTCTTGCCCTTCTCGTGGTTGCGTGTTGGTGCGGGTCTCCGCCGAGGTGGCACCCACCAGGCCCCGGCGGAGGATCCAAGGGACCTCAGTCCCGCATCAGGACAGGTCTTCCAGCACGGCGAAGGCAGCCTCGTGGCCGACGACGAAGCCCTTGCGGACGCGGATCTTCACCGCGGTGTTGTCCGTGGTGTCCTGCGCGCGGGCCTTGTCGACGAGGATTTCGCCGTTGGACCGGTCGCCTCGCTTGAGGAACTGCCGGTTGCCGTACACGAGGAGCCCGTTACCGCCCGGGGACTGGGTGTTGACCGGGCTGGTCTTGCAGCCGCGGGACCACGCGATCGGCACGTCGAACAGGGTGTCGGGGGTGCCGGCGGTGCCCTGGACGAAGATCGGCCGGCCCTGCCCGTCCATGCACAGGCGCAGCTTCGAGCGCCACGACGGGGACGCGATGACGAGCTGGTCGGCGGCCGACCAGTACTTGCCGTTCTCGACGAGCTTGAACGTCTCGGACAGCTTCTCGTACAGGCTGTTGCCGTCGCCGGTCCCGGACACGGCGAGGGTGCCGTTCCACGACAGGTAGTTGTCGTCCGCGGTGTAGTCGGTGTCGGTGTTGTTGCTGCGCAGCGCCTTGTACACGCTGGTGTACAGGACGGTGGTGCCGTTCTCCGCGCCGGTCGAAGCCAGGCAGGCGTTGTCGAAGTGGTCCGCGTAGGAGATGGCCCAGTCGTTGCCCTTGGTCTTCACCGTGTCGATCACGGAGTCGGCGTCGGACAGGTCGTCCTCGTCGACCTCGAACAGGGAGTTGACCTTGCGGGCGGTCAGCGTGACGTAGTCGTTGTCGGTGGTGTCCGCGGTGTACGTGGACCCGCCCGAGACCGCCAGGCCCGCGGACCGCAGGATCCGCTTCGTGGCCGTGGTCATCTTCGTGGGGTGGCCGTACCGCTCCACGGCGGAGTCGGACATGACCCGCTGGATGACCTCGTCGTCCCATTCGATCGGGATCCAGTTGTCGATGATCGTCTGAGCACTCACCCGAAACTCCTGGGGTGGTCAGGGGCTCACAGCCCGCACTTGTGGTGGGTGCCCTGCCTGGGCGAACTGTGAGCCTCCGGCTCAGACCTACGACCCCTTGGGGGTCAGCCGCGCATCAGCTTTTCGGCGACCTGCTCCGCCCATCCCTTGGGCTCAGGCGCCGGCGGCTTCTTGTCGGCGACGTCCACGTTACCCGCTGGTGTGCCGTTCTGGCCAGAACCACCCGGCGTCTTGGACGGATTGGAGCGGTTGCGCTTGAAGAACTCCGGCCAGTCCGCCTTCAACCCCTCGATCTGCTCGGTCAGGCCGGTGATCTCCCCGTCGTCGTCGATGTCGACGTCGTCGAGGTCGATGAGCTTCATCAGCGACCCGAGGCGCTGCCCGTTCCACCCCGCCTCGGACAGTGCCGAGTTGAACCCGACGGTGAACGTGCGCATCTGCCGGCGCCCGCGAAGCTGCGTCTCGGTGACGGCCTTGTCGACGATGCGCTTGACGTCCGCTTCGGACAGGCCCGGCACGGCGGGCGCGTTGGGGTCCTGGGTCTTGGGTGCGGCCGGTGCGGGCTCCGGGTCGGGTTCGAGCTTCTGCCCGGTCTTCGGGTCGATACCGTTCGCCTTGAGCCACTTGCGGCGGTTCGCGGCTTCCGCGCTGGCGCGCTTGAGGCTGGCCTGGTGCTGCTCCCACTCCTCGCGGGTGGGTGGCGTCCACTCGTCCTCGGGCCCGGCGGGGTCGTCGGTGGGGTCGGTGCCCGGGTCGTTGGGCTCCGGGTCGGG